GGGGCTGATCGTTTCGACGCCGCGGACGGCGTTTGAAGAGGCGGAGCTGGTGGGCGCGGTCGTGGTGGCGACCGTAGCGGCGGTTGCGGTGGTGCCGGTCGGCGTCAAGGGATAGGTGGCAGCGCTGGCAGAGGGCTTGCAGATTGTCCCCGTGGGTGTTGCTCTTGGTGTGGTCGGGCCAGTGGGCGACTGTGAGGACGACGGTGCTTTGCGTGACCGGATGCGCCGCGCCATTTACCGCGCGGCAGCGGCCCTCCGGGTGATGGTGCCCGCACTGGGCCCTGCATTCGCATCGGCCTTCCGGGGCGTCAGGCGTCGCCGCGCGAGCGAAGCGGATGCGTTCGCTGATCCGGCGCCAGTCGTCGGGGTACTCTGAATAGTCGATAGGCATAGCGCTATCAGTTTCTGTTCTGCGAAGCGCTTGGGGGCGGTCCTCCACGCCGGGCGTGTCGGCGATCGCACGAATCGCACAGCACGCCCAGCCCCGCAATGTGATGCTCGATGCTTGTGACGGGGCGGCCGCACCACGCGCATTTGTTCAGGGCAGACACCTCTTCCGAAGCCGTGCCCTTGCAGGCACGGACGAAGCGCTTTACAAGGCGAGCAAGCTGGCGTATCAGCATGGCGTCAGTCGTCGTGAGAAAGAGAGTCAAGGGTGCCGTCAAGATAGTCGGTGATCAAAGACCACGCTTCGTCTACCGAGCGTGCTACGCGGGCGGCGTAGCCGGCGGCGCGTAGGTTTTCGAGCCACTCGCGCTGCTCCGGGCGCGGGTATTTGCCCGGCGCTTTCAGCTCCAGATACAGGCCGTGGTAACCGCTGGCCGGCCACGGTAGCGTGACGTCGGGCACCCCCGATTTCATTCCGGGCTCGGGGCGCTCGCCGGGGCGGTACTGGCCGTTCGGGGTGGCGTAGATCAGCGTGAGTGGCGGGCGCTGCTTTTCGTGGTAGGCGCACAGCTCGAAGAGGGCGGACTGTATGTCGTGCTCGGGGCTGGCGCGAGAGGCGCTACTGCTTTCGGCACCGGACACGGAGTCGGGGGCACCGCTGTCGGAGATGATGCGGTCGGGGTGCTGCTCTGCAAAGTGCTTCCACGTGTCAGGCATAGGTTATTGGTCGGTCGCTTTTGAGGGCATGTCGTTCCGCATCAAATGCTTTTCTCCTGCTTCGTACATCGCATCGGCCAACCCCCGAGCTGCCTCACAATGCGCGCGGTCTTTGCCATAGCTGGCGTACCCCCACTGGCTTTCTTGAGCGTCTACATGGAAGACGATCACCGCATCCTTCCCATGACGCTTGGCGACCTCTTCGGCTGTATCTTTGGTTGGGTGGCTCATCGGATCAATGGCTTGTCAAGAAGCGTCGCGCAGGTTGACGCCGGTCATCTGCACCTCAGCGCTCACCCCTCGGGGCGGAAGGCCCGCGTATCGGCGTCCGGCTCGTAGTCGGGGCGGATGCGCCACATCGGGGCGAGGTTGCCCGCGTTTGTCTCGACGCCTTCCACTCGGATCGAGGCGAGCATTTTTGAGAGGGCTACCTGCTCTTCGGAAGCGAGGCGCTTGCCCTCGGCGTAGCGGAGCGGGCGACCCCGTTTGACCTCAAAGCGGTCTTTCGCCATTGCAAAAACACCGGGGGCAATCGTGCGAGCGTAGCTGATCTCTTTGGCCAGGTCCGCATCGATGGAAATCAGCGCCACGGCTCGTCCGAACTCGTCGGTCGTCCACATCGGGTGGCCTTTCGGTCCGTGCAAGATCGCGTCGGCAAGCAGCTCGATGCGGTCTTTATCGACGGCGTGGCCAAAGCTGTATCCGAGGCGCATCACGGTGGAGGAGACTTCTTCAAGTGTAGGTGGTTTGACCAGTGGGGAGTCTCTGGGAAGCGTTTCGATCTGCGAAACGTCGCCGGATTTCCTCGTCTGTGAATCCGCATCGTTGGAGGTACTCCCGGAAGTTGCATTCTCCGTCTCGCTTCTTCGACGCTGGTTTTCGTGCGCTGCTTTGACGTACGCCGCTCGGCATTCCTCCATCAGCGCTTCCCCCAACACCTCTTCCCTGAACATGTCCTCGGCCATCTCTTCGATAGTCGTCTTCAAAGGCTTCGGCGTCGAGGTCGAGCGGGGAGTGTCCATT